GTACGAATCATGTAGTTCGTGTCCTGCCCATTGATGAAACGCTATTTTTTTAAACCAATCAGATCTGTCAGGATAATTATTTGCTTCTATATATTTAATAGGTTGAGATAATTCACTAGCAATTGCGCTAGAATCTAATGTTATAGTTGGAGTTCCGTATAGGTTAGTTTCGACACAACTAGTGCTATTATATGTCACTACACACCATGATCTGTTAAGATCTGTATATAAGTCTTGATCTGATATAATAATATTAGTAAACATAGAGTGTAATATTTCGTAGAACTTTTTGTCTTGTTTCTCCTTTGGATGAGGTCTAATAATTAACGGTCTATCTGAATATTTTTTAATCTCAACAAGTTTATTGATAAGATATTCTTTATAACATATATTTTTATATATTAATTTATTTAAAGCACTATCGTTAGAAATTTGTAAATTTACTAAGATTGCATCTCCCCGACGCTTCCAATCGTGTACAATTATATTATATTTTCTAGACAATTCTTCCCATCGATTGTAACTAGCATCATAAGGATATATTCCCTCATCCATAAAAAAAGAGTTCCACGAAAACTTTAACCATTTAGAATTAAAAGGTATTTGTTTACTATTAGAACCATCTGAAATTTGCCGCAATGACGGTGACTCTCTTATAAGTATTGGCTTTTTATAACGATTACTTAGTTTTTCTGTAGTCTCATAAATATTATTATCAATGCGTGACTTCTTTTTTATTCCATGCAAATAAAAAAAGTCAAAGTCTTTTTTTCCTAAATTATGATCTACTATAAAATTATTACTTTTTAGAACGGCAAATAAAGCTGCTTCTTTTTTATATTTGCTTGTTTTAACAGCAAGTACTTTATAAGGCTGCATCTTCCATTCCTGCTACTCTAAGTTTAACAACATTTGTAATCTGCCATTGCTTTTGATCAAGAGCTTTGAGTACACCTAGCCACTTGTTACGCATTAGTGCAAACTCGTTAATGATCTTTTCATAGTCAACAACGTCTGCCTCACCGTCTACGTATTTTTCTACGTCACGGCTTGACAGAGCTCGTTGATAGTTTTCGAGATATTGTTTAAAGAAAGAACTGCGTAGTCTTCGCAGCTCAATATTTAAATAGTTTAATATGGCTTCTAGTTCTTGTAGCTGATTAAATCGATGCTCAACTATACCAGGCATTTCGGACGCTGCACGTTCTACATTGCCTTTTAGTTTTACTTCTAATTTTGCATCTACAAGTTCTGTTTCAAAATATTGTATAGCAGCAGGGATCTGATTGATATCCCTGCTGATATTACTATACCATCCCATTTAGTCTTCCCATTCATTATCTTCGTCGACTAAGTCTTCTTCGTCGATTTGTAAGAAATAACTAATTGCATTGTCGAGACTTGCGTCTACACCAATGCAATCTTTTAAGGTAATGTCGTCTATTCCGTAGTCAGCAAGAAGATCTACATACTTCTCGGCAACTAGTTCGATTTGTTTTTTGTCTAAATATTCTTTAAACAAAGACCAAATATCGGCTATTTGTTCTTCATTCATTTTAGAATTGCTCCTCATTTTATTCGAAGCTCTCCTCATTTTCATCAATAAGGTCGGCATCTACTGTGTCACTATTTAGCACAGGAGCAAGTTTTTCTTCGTATTGGTTCATGATCATATCAAGCTTGTCGCCGATCCACTGCTTACGATAATCAAGGTGTTCTTCACCATTTACGTCGATATACTTTAGACGATTGCCTTGCTTTTCTAGCAAGCCTTTCTTTTCAAACAATTCTACTAGTCCGCTATAAGGATTCATACCTGTTTCGTATGGAATCTTTACTTGCACACCTTCGAACGGTTTTGCATAACGAGTCTTCATAACTTTACAGCCTGCACGTATACCACGTACTTCTGAAATCTTATTACCAGCCTCGTCTTCTTTTAGTTTCATCTTTTTCATTGCAACAACAATACTTGATGCATAGATAAAGCCTTGACCGCCACTAATTTTGTCATCTGGATCAAACATATCCTGTGATGCATAAGTGTGGTTAGTACATACTAAGCCTACGTTACAACTACCAATCATGTTAACTGTGTTACGAACAAGTGCGGTCAATTGCTTAGGCTTACGACCCATATCACCTTTCATATCACCTTTGTTAAACTGATCAATATCAGTAGGTGTTAGTAACATACCTAATGAGTCAACTACAAATAGTACCTTTGGGCGATCTTCTTCTGCCATAGATTTGTAGTCTGACATAAACGTACTAATAGTTTTAGCAACGTCATCAATCATGCTCATGTTTAGTTTAAGTAGTTTTTCTTCTGATGTGTCTACGTCTAGTGCGTGTAGCCACGATTCGTCAAGTGCGTTCTCTGAGTCAATTAGTACTACAAAGATACCTTGTTCTTGTGCATGTTTTACAATATTACCTGCACAAAAATATGACTTGCCAGCGCCTGATTCGCCTGCAAATACAGTTACCTTACCGAGCGGAACACCCTTGTGAAAGTCGCCGCTAATAAGATAGTTCAGTGCATATGAGCCTGTGCTAATCCAATCAGTTGGATCATTGAAGCCTGTACTCATGCCTGATATGCTTTTTGTTAAGTCCTTACGGAACTTACTAACATCAAATGATTTAGCCATAGTTACTCCTTATTAAGCTAGATAGTTGGCCCCCGTAGGGGCCATATAGTCGTATTAACCTTGACGTGAGCGGATCATTGCAAGAATGTCTTGTGCTCCGCCTGCAGGTTCAGCTGCTGCTGGTGCCGCTTCTGCTGCTGCTTCTTCAGTTGACTTAAAAGGAATGTCATCGTTGCGTGGATCTGCTGCTGGAGCAGGTGTCGGTGCACTTTGACTTGTAGCAGTTGCTTGTGGTGATGCTGCTTTCATTGGATCACCTGTACGTGCTTGCATACCTGCAGGACGGAAGTATTGACTCCAACGTTCTGCATCATATGCTTCGCCATCTACAGATGCTTCAAACATCTCTGACATTACCTTAACTTCTACTTCGCCTGGTTTCTTAGGCAAAAAGTCGCTCATGTTAAACAAGCCGTGTGTGTTTACTGCTGCCATTTCAGCATCGCCTAATGGACGCTCTCTACGTGCCCATGTGCTTGTGCCATAGTCTGCATAACCACCTTTTGATGTTTTGTTAAGACGGAAGTCTACACCAGCAGTATAATCTGTTGGTAGTTCTTCCATGTCAGGATCCATAAGAGCCTGCTTAATAATTTGAAAGATTTGAGGACCAATAATAAAACGTCTAATTGGATTCTCAGGAGTAGTGTCGTCTGTTAGCGGATTGTCCGTTACAAAGCCTTGGAAGATATAAGAACGTTTCTTCCAGTATTTACGACCCATATCTTCAAGAGCAGGGTCTTTAAACCAACCACGTACTTCTTGTAGAATGTTACATCCATCACCATACATTTCCATACATGGAACTTGTACTTGTACTGGACGTGAGTCTGTCTCACCCTTAATACCTTGGAACGGTAGTTTGATCATCAAACGCTCTTTCCAGAAGAAAGTGTTGTCTGCGTCCCCGTCAGGAAGGAAACGGAAAGTTGTACTTTCGCCTTCTTTGATATTCCAAAATGGGTAAATTGCGTTATCGCCGCCGCTTGTTGAACCACCTGTTGAACGTGTTTCTTGTTCTTTGAGCTTCGCTCGGATTTCTGCTAATGATGCCATAGTTGTGCCTCCTAATATGTTGCCTATGTCGTTGTTTAAGTCGTGTGCCTAAATGTGCAGCACTATTACATACTACACGATGTTATTTATCTTGTCAAGCATAAAATGCTTTATTATTGGATTTATCTTAGTCCAGCTAGTTGACGTACTCGATCAAACTCTTCATCGTCCGTTTCCATCTGCTGCGGTTGTGTGCGCATCTGATGCTCTTCAAACCTAGCAGTAACCTTTTCAATAAACGATTTAGCAGGATCAATAAACTGCTCGCCATAATCCTTTTCGATCATAGTAAGTACAGCAGTTTCTCCTTTTGGAAATTGACCTGTTTCTTTATCGAAATAACTTAGGATAAATTCACTTATTGGAGTTTGTGTCTTTTCTTTCTTTTCTTCAGGCGCATCTGCCTTTGCCATTGTGCCTGTTTTAGGATCGATTTTGACATCCATTGTGTCGTCGTCTTCGAGCTTCATACTATTAATAAGTTCCATTACTGGATATAATGTATTAACGATTGCATTACCAAAGCGTCCATTTGATCCCGAGCCTGCTTCTGTTTCAAGTTTCTTTGCTTCGCTACGTAATTTCATCATTGCGTCGATTGTAGCTCTGGCGTTCTTGTCCATTC